CTCTCGGAAGTATTTCCCCATAACGCTTTCCGTCAATGGCTCTTTCCATATTCAGATGTCCCATATCCGAATATCCTGTTGCCCTCGGTAATACTGTATTGGAAGCAACACCGCCGATACCGAACCCAAGACCCGATAAAGCTCCCTGTCGTACAGAACGTGCAAAATCGTCCCAGTCAAAATCTTTTCTGTCTCCGCTTGCCCAATCAACGGCATAGTTTAAAATATTGCTTAAGCCTTCTTCTCCGCCCTCCGCGGCAGCTTGTTTTAATATACTTGAAAGAGCCTTAATATTGTTGGATTTAACAAGTCCGAATAAATTATCAAGTCCTATTTTCTCCGTCAATCCCTCTATAACACCGCTTATTACGCCTCGTCCCAGTGCGTCCCTTGCACTTACGCCTTGATTTGACAATTGGTTTGCTCTCTGTCCTGCTGATTTTGCGCCCATTAGTGCAAGTGTAGCAGTCGGATTAAATCCTGTCAGTGCCATAGTTGTTAAGTTATCCGCCATAGATATACCTGCTTCGGCTAAATCCAACCCCAAACCCGACAATCCTTTTGTAGCTTCATTTCTTAGCTTCTCGGCGCTGCGCATAAATTCGTTTGCGTCTGTCATATCGGCAGCTTTGTTTCTCAAATCGTCAATGGCGTTATACAAATTATTTATAACGGTGTTGATTGCTTTATATTCCTTCGAGCCGGGAGCGTACTTATCCCTTTCTGCCATATATGCATTTATATCGCTGTCAAGCTCGGCAAGAGTCTTTCTGTATTCTTTTTCATTATTAAACGCCTGTTTCGCCGTAGCTTTTAAACTCTTATCAGCGCCTATCATGCTGTCTCCTATAGAGCTTGCCGCATTATACACTCTGTTAAATAATCCGCCTCCGCTTCTGGCCTCTGTCGGCGTTGCCGGCTGTTCCATATTTTTGGCGTTATTCATGGCAGTTTCAAACACTGACGGTCCTTTCTTAAAGGGATTATATGCGCTTAATTCCTCTGCACCGCCGTTCCATTTCTGCGGACCGTATGTATTCTGTTTCTTAGGTGTCGGCAAAAATGCGTTTTGATAAGCCATGCTTGCTCTTTCTGCCGCCGAAGCCGCTCTTTTAGCCGCTGACATTCCCGGTACAGAACCGATATTCTTTGTATTTGTCGGACCTTTCCACTGACTTGGACCTACCTGTTGCGGTCTCGGTAAATAAGCGTCAGGCGCGTTTTGTAAAAATACCCTGGTTGCCTTTTCCGCAGCCATGCCTGCTTTCTGTGAAGCGTTCACTTTCGGCAGGTTATCAATTGCTCTGGGCATAGAAGAAGGCGTACCCGAAGATACGCCCTTGTGTGTTTGAAGCTTTTGTGCAACCTGAGCTTTCTTTTTCAGTTTTTCGAGTTCTTCCATTTGTTTTAAAAAAGAAGCCATATTTATACCCTCCACCATGTATTACCTTTGTTGTTAAAGCCATTATTTCTACTTGCTGTTAAAATTTGAGACGGGTTTGGATTGCCATATCCTATCACAGTTCCCTGTTTTCTTGTAGTTGTTACTTTAGAATTACCGGGTGTTCCGCCAAGTTTTCTGTCTAACTCTTCATCTGTAGGACTATATCTACCGCCGCCACTGCTTCTACCGCTCGCTTTCTTTTTCAAAAGACTGGCTTGTTTTTCCTGCAATGTCAAATCATTGTATCTGTCAAGATATGATGTATCAAATCCCATGCTCTGTAAATATGATGTATCTCCTACTTTAATTCCTAATTCAGCCATATACTTTAATTCCGATAAAGCTCTATCTTCTGCCTCTTGCTGTTCCCTAGCTGCCATTTCAGCATTATATCTTGCTTGCTCATATTCCCACTGATTTCTTGCAAACGCCATTTCCTGCACCCACTGATTATAGGCGTTTTCAGCCTGCGCCGCCTGCATTTGCAATGAAAGCGAGTTCTGCTGCATTTGGGCGTACATATTAGCCGCTTCCATATTTCCCTCCGCTATGGCGTTATTCTGAGCGATATTGAGCTGATTGATTGCGTTTGTAAGCGTTCCTGCCGTACTGTTGTAGTTCTTCATGTAATCGCTTTCCAGTCCTGCGAGGGTGCTTTCGGCTATACCGCCGTTTATTCCCGCCGCCTGCATTTGAGCAGGCATATTCAGTCCTGCCAATTTATAATTGATATAGTTGGCTCTCTGTTCTTCTTCAGCCGCCTGTTTTAACTGTTCTATCTGTGAAGCATAAGCGGCGGCAAGAGCGTCGTTTCTTTCGTTTACGGCGTCCATATATCCCTCGTAGGCGTCGTTCATCTGCGATTCGATGTCATCTTTTGTAAGTCCCACATAACCGCTGTTCGTTGTGCCGTAGTTTGCATATATATCGTCCATATCGGGACCTTCAACGCCGTAATCGCCCATTATGCCGCCCTGCCCTGCAAACTGTGTGCCTTTGTCATAGGCGTTCGTCATGCCGTTACCGCTGTATGCCAAATCAGAATATTTGTTCTTGTAATTCATATTATCTCGACCGCTTAAAAATTCAAGCTGCATATTATTCATGTCATAGTTATGTGCATACTGCTTATCACTTGTATATCTGCCACCCTCATAGCCGTCTCCGAATCCGGATTTATTTCCTGCGCCTGCCGTTACTCCGTAGTTATAACTATCCCCTGTAAGCGAACTTGTGCCGTATGTATCTGCACGCAAAAGTTTTGCTCCATCCGTTAGCTGTCCTGCCGATATAGCGTCTTTTAACGCCTGATTATAGTTAGTCGCATTGGGATATGTAGTTTTCTTTGTCCCATCAGGCATTTCCCACACAAACGCATTTTGTCTTGTGGTGTAATAACCTGTCGGGTCTGCATACCCTCTAAGGTGGTTAGGATCATAATCTAAACTCTGCGATAAATTTTTTATATATTCATCATCAGGATTATAAGTATATTTATCCGAGCCGCCGTCTTGACCTATTACATAGTTATTCCTATTTACAGACGAAGTGTTCTTATAATTGGCTATATCATCGTCCGTCAAGCTACTGTATGACAGCTTTTCACCCTTTATTTTAGCGTCCCTTTGGGCGTTAAGACTGTTTATATAATCCTGACTTGCACCGCTCTGTACGGCTTTTTGTATTTCCGCCGCATAGTCCTTATTGGGGTCATACTTTATTCCGCTTGTATTGGAATTGCTTGTCCCACCCGAACTTGAACTGCCCGAACTAACCGAACCGCCTTTTCTGTTAGATTCCCTTTCACTTCGTGTTACTGTAATAGACGTTCCGCCTTTAGAACTTGAAGAACCGCCCGATTTCTTTTTTGTTGTGTTAGTAAGCGAATATCCCACTTGTTATTTCACCTCTTTACTTATCTCTACTCCTCAAAATCATTGCCGCCACCTGTTCTCTAGTGGCAAACGCCTGTGGAGCTGTTCCGTCTGTTATACCTTCCTCCTTGGCTTGTTCCAATTCTTCCTTCGCCCAATTGCTTATGGGGAGGCTTCTTCTTTCCGCAAGCCAATTGTCCATAAATTTATTAAACTGTTCCTGTGTCATTTCTTCTTCCTCCTTTGGTGCTTTCCAGTTGTCCGTTATTTCAAAGTGGGGCATATCGGGGGTAGTCCATGTGCCGCCCCATGTTATACTTAAGTTTTCGGCTATTCTTCCCGCTTTTTTTAATATGGCTCTGTCATACAGATTACTTCCGTTACAGGCTATATCCCACGCTCTACGGTCTGTATGACGGCTGTGCATTGTCCATGTAACAATCTTGCCTGGCTTACTTCTGCCCTGCTCCCATAGTTCGTTCTGCCGTTTTTGTGAGCGGTAAGTCTCGGTTATGAATATATCCAGCCCCTCCGCCCTGCAAGTCTCCATAAACAGCCTGCACGCCCTCTGTGCCAACGGTGTAAGCTCATTTATATCTCTGCATGTCATTTGCCACCACCGTTCACACCGTAAACGCCTGTCTGTAAAAGGAATCCAAGAAACGCCCATACTTTATCTTTAATCTTTTTCATACAGATTTCTGCTCCAAGTTTCTCATCATAGTTTTCTTTGCTGACACATGAAGAAGCTTCCACTATCTCAAATCCATTTTTAAGAGTGGCTTTAACTACTGTGGTTTTTTCTCCCATTGTCATTACATCTACTTTACATATAAATTCATCAACCATACGCTGGCTTATGCTGGGTTTATCCGTCTTTAAATTAGGATTTGTTTCTATTGGAAGATATGCTTTTTCAAATACATCAGCAGGAGACCAGCTTTTATATCCGTCCTCATATACAACTGTATATCCTCCTTTGCCCTCTTTTTCACAATACTCTGCGCTTATAACTTTTGTACCAATATATTTTTTCATAATATTATTCCCCTTTCCCTATAAGGTTTCTGAATAATTCGTATAACCCTGTACTTGACAATCCGCTGAAAAGTCCTGCAAGAAGTATCTCGGCAGTAAAGTCCATGTTTACCCATACGTTAAGAACAACGCCTAATATCCCCATGATTAAAGGGATGAAGCGGTTAATCTTATCACTGGGTATCATGTTTTTGATTATGTATCCTACGCAAAGGCATATACCGACAATGAGCGGTACTGCATACTTTGTTAAATATCCTATATCCATGCTTATCACTCCTTATTTTCCAAATCGTCTATTCTGTGGTTTGCAACTGATATTTTTTCCTCATATACGGCGGCTTTCTGTTCCAGCTTGTAGGTTCTTTCTATAAGGTTGTTGTGCTTGTCCACTCTGTCAGAAAGTTCCGCTATCTGATATTTGATAAGCGCTATCGTCTCATCATGCTGCGTTTGTACCTTTTTCGCCTGATATGCGTTGTTTATCATGCAGACGGCTATTGCGGACCCTGCGCTTATCAACGCTATTATTATCTCCATATGTTCCTCCCTATAAGAAAGGGCGG